CTTAGTGCTTTGTTCATTTGTTGTACACGTCTTGATGCTGGATTAAACTTTTTTGTACGCAGTGCTTTTCTTGTGATTCTAGCACCCATACGTGATCTTGTTTTTTTAAGTGTAAATCTTTTTTTAATATCTAATGGAGCAGAACATACACTGGGGTTTGCTACTATTCTGCCTTTTTTTCTACCAAAAGTACAACGATATTTTTTAACCACCTTGTTTCCTTTGCGGCCAAAAATCAATCTTGATTCTAATATACCAATCGTGTTATCAATTTCAGCAATGATCATTTTTATCCTGCTCTGTATACGATTGTGAATAGTGTGGTTAATAGTGTAATGAATAGTGTACCCATAGACCAAATAATAATTCTTTCAATTTTAGTAAACTGTCTATCTGTGTGTTCTTCCATTTTATCCATACGTAAATCAACTTTGTCAAATCTTTTTTGTATTTCTTCATGCCTTTCATGTGATACAACCACATGTGTTTCTAAACTTTGTGTTTCTAAACTTGCTAAACTGGTGTGTGTTTTTTTGTTTGGTTGATTATCCATGTTATAGTGTCTCCGATTGACTAAATTCTAAATTTATTGCTCCAGTTGTATTTATAGTTCCGCCATTTAATACAACACCATCCATTGATTCAATTAATTTACCTAAAGGATTACCATTTTTAGCAAAAACATCAGGATGTTCTACTGCAAATTTAAATATCCAACCGCCGCCTGTTAGTGTCGGAGCTCCGTTGGTATTTAGATCAGCAACCTGAACAGGATCATTTGAAATAATTACCTGTGAAAACATTGCAATCATTTGTACAAGAGAATCAAAATCTTTTTGTGTAGCATCTTGATAATTACCGGTTTGTGTAATATCAATTGATGTGTACATGATATAAAACTGTAGATTGCTACTGATAAACTCGCCACCTCTTGCCGCTCCGTTTATTCTAACTGCCATTATTTTCTTTTCCTTGCTCTTAGATCTAAATTTTTAACTTTATCGGCATAAGACGGTCCTTTGCCTCTGCCCAGTTTGTAACCAATGTACGCACCAGCCAATGCCGCACCTACTGCCATTGCTTTTGATGGCTGTACTTGCTCCCCGTCTGCATAATCTCTTTCACGTGATAGTTGTTGTAGTGTAGACATTAGCGATGATTTAGATGTATTGGTTCTAAAGTAATTGTATAAACTTGAAACTAATGTTCTTTTTTCTCTTGTTTTTAGATTTTCCCAATCACCTGCTAAACGTTTCATAGATTTTAATTTACTGTCATTTATAAACAACATTGACTGTAATTGTTGAAGCATTCTTTTTTCTGCATCTGCATTTGCACCAGATGATTCAATGTGATTTAAAAATGCTTTTATCTGTGTCATATTAGGACGCATTCTTTTTAATAGTATTTCACTGTTTTTTTCATCTTCAAACTGTGTAATTGATCCTTTGCCAAACAGTGCATGTATCATTGAGTATAGGTCTGTACCATTTGATCTAAAATAATCAAAGTTACCATAACTTGCTGTTCTACCTGCATACGCACTTGCTACAGAAGAATACTTAAATTCTCTATTCAATACTTGTAATGCAATCATATGGGCAAAAACATTATCTGCCATATCACGTGCTGAATAGTTTGATAACCCATGACGTGATCTAAACATTCTTGCTTCTGTCATTAAATCATTTACAAAATCTAGTTCTATTTTTTCACTTTTCATAAAATTCTTTCTACTAAAATCTAATCTATCCACAACTTTTACTGCATTACCAATATGATCAACAGCAACAAATCCTTCTGGATCTCGTACTTTTAGTTCTCCATCTACTTCTTCAAAACTATCAATTGCTTTGATATTTGATAGTTTTTTATATAATATGTCTTTTATAGCACCTAGTTTAAGCCACAGTGCATAAAAATTCATCATATTATTCTTATTTGTATTTAAGTAATTTACACCAATCTGCAGAGCATTTAAACGTCTTTGACCTGCAGGGCCTTCTCTACCTGTTTTTAGTTGAGCAATTTTTTCTTCTGCTCTGCGATTATAATCAGCAAGAAACTGATTAAAAAACTTTTCTGGATCCTGTTGAATTGCATTTTGTTTAATATTTGTATTCATGTTTGCCGCAATGTTGATTTTTAGATCATTACCAGCTTCTGAGCCATCTAAAAATTCAAACGCATTACCTATTGAATTTAGATGTTGTTGTGCATCAGCAATGGCTTTTTCAACTGCTGTTGATTCTTTTGCTGTCATTGTTGCCATACCTGAAAAATCTTTTATGTAAGCATCATCATACCACACATCTGGAGAATCATTTAATCCAGATAGATCAACTTTAAATGATGCAGACATACTATCTAAACTTTCGCCTTCGTAGGATGTATGAAATACTATACCAACTTTTGCTTGTTGTATTTTTTTGCCTAACTCTGAATCTGTTGGCACTGCGTATGTAATTGTGTTTGGTTTAAATGTTATGTAAGACTTACCTTCAAATCCTCTAGTTTTTAAATCACCTTGCGTAAACATTAGGTCACCTTGAAGTACACCTTTGATGTTTAACTTTGATAAATGTGTTAGTGCTAGATTGAGTTTGTCACGCAATGGACCTTTGTCTTGATCGCCAACATCTGCATGATTGGCTTCAATGTCTTTGGGTGATTTATTTAATTTTGGGTTTTTTGCAAACACGCCTTTTGTGCCTACAAAGAATTTACCATCACTGGGATCTGTTCCACAAATAACAGCAGGAGATCCGTCCCACTTTGTGGTAATGTTAAATCTTTTAGGTGAATGACCTTTTACAATTGTTGATAAATTTTTTAAAAAACGTATGGCTTCAACAGCACCTTTTTTGCCTTTAAATAACGACAAATCTTCAAGATGGGTTAGATGTGTATTGACGTTTTCGTTGATTATGTTAAGTTCTGTCAGTTTCATTGACGCTGTTTAACCTTCTGATTCCACGCTCAAACTTTGCAGGGTCTGAGCCTTTAATGCTGTTGATTAGTCTTCTAGATAAGTCACCAGCAGTGTTTTCATCATATGATTCATACAGCATGTCAATTAGATTGAGAGCAGATGATATAACGTGACTAGCACGTGATTCAATCAGTGCTTCTCTGTTGCTTTGAGGTACTGACTGACTGATTTCTTCTAGTATAGATTTTGTGTGTCTTTTCATAACATTAACTCTCTACATTTTCTATACAATTATTTATACAAAAAAGAAGCCTATAATCACTCATGTTATAAATCACCTTCGCTAGAATACTGATGTCTTTTACTTTTTAATATACTGCGTAGGTTTGCTACTTGCTCAACCTTTTCAGCCACCTGTGCGCCTTGGTTTTCAGGGGTTTTTGGGGTGATTATACTGGTTCTTTTCTTAATAGTACTTGCTACGTTGGCTGTGGTCATGTTGTCATCTTCAGCCATTTGTTCTTCTGTTAAATCTGTGATTCTTAAGGTATCTATATTAAATGCCAAGTTAATTTTAGTTCCAACACCACCGCTTGATCTTGTTTTCATAAGTTGAATTAAATACCTACCACGCTCACGCATGGCTCTGCTTGTTTGAATACCAATTACGTTGTCTGCTGTTTGAATCTTTGATAAACCACCAGCAATATGCGAATGATCAAATTCTGTTTCTTCAACACTAGCTCTGTTTAACTGAGATGCTGTGGCCAGTACAATCTGTTGTTCAACTGCTAGATTACGCAGTTCTTCAGATACATATTTGTCTTTGATAAACAAATCACTTGGAGAAACTCTTTTTGATATTGGCATCAACAAGTCCAAATAGTCAACACAAATACAATCTGGTTTAACACCTGTTTGCACTTCATACTCTTTCAAATAACTACGCAGGTCATTTACTGTTGCACCACTGCTGATGTATTTCAATTGGAACTTACCAGACTTTTGTCCTTGCATTCTAACCATTAAATCAATATCATCAATTTTCTTAAATATTTCGTTTGCGGCAACACCAGTTGACATAGAGTCAACTCTCATAGAACTTAATTCTTCACTCAATTCAAAAGTAAAGTAAATCACATTCATACCAACGTTAGCCCAGTTGAGTGCAATGTTTTGTAAAAACAAACTTTTACCTGCACCAGACTGTCCTGCAAAAATATTCAATTCACCTTTGTTAAATCCACCATACAATTTATGATCTAGTGCTGTCCAACCTGTGCTTACTGTACCGTTGTTATCTTTGAGTGATAACAGTCTTGCTTTAGGATCTAAAAAATAATCTGTACCTAGATCTTTTGTGAGTCCAATTCTCACTGCATTTTTGATCTTGTCTTCTACTTGACCATAATCGCCTTTTTCTAACAAATCTGCTGATTGAATAATTGCAAGTTCTAGTGCTTTGTGTCTGCAAAAAGTTTCAAACTCATCAAAGAACCAATTTTTATGTCTTTCATCAATATCAACTTTTTTAAGTTCAACTCCACAGGTTGCTTGTATCTGTTCTATAGTTGGAAGTGCATTGTATTCTTCTGAATGTTCTAACATGAATTTAGCCACATTGGCTAACTTACGTGAAAAATATTCTACTTTCACAATATTTTTTACTCGCACAAACAGTTCAGGATCTGTTGCACAAAATTCTAAAAACAGTCTTTGTAAATCTTCGTTGTAATCTTTTAGATCATTCATTATTTTATACTACACGTTTTCTTTTGATTTTTCAAGTCTTAAATATTTCCAACTGTATGGAAATTCTTCATTGCAG